GTGGCGGGAGGGGGAAAAATTTGAGCTGTAGGGTCACCCGGCCGGGCGCCTCGTTCGGCACCCACGCGACGACGCCCATTGCCTCGACGCCGGCTTCGGCGAGCTGATCGAGCGTCGCATTGAGGCGGCGCGCCAGGTCGTCGGCAGCGGTCACGAGCGACATCCGGTCGGGTGAGGGCATTCAGGCAATCCCCAGTTTCGGGTAGGTGATCTTCTTCGGGCGCCCGGCGGGCTGCTCGTAGGCGACGCACATGAGGCCGAAAGCGTCGGCGCCGTGGCTCGACCAGTCGTGCTCGGGGCCGAGCCCGATCTCGCGCTCGTCCTCCGACCGCTTCTCGTGATACCAGCCGAGCGCGTCGCGTCCGGCTTCGGTCGTCGCTTCGTTGAACCAGATCATCGGGAAGCGCCGCCGTGCTGCCTCGATGCGCAGGCGCGCCGCGCCCTTTCCCTGGTTCGCGATGACGACCGTTTCAAATTTCGCGTCGCGGAAGGCGCTCTCGAACGACACGTCATGGACGCGGTCGTTGGTCTCGCCGTCGTGCGGCAGGTAGACGACCGCTTTTTCCCAGTCGCGCTCGCGCAGCCATTGGACGTGGCTGCCGATCGGCTCGCCGACGGCCTCGTAGTAATCAAGGACGCGGATTTCGCGGCCGACGAATTGGGCGATCCAGATCGCGAAGGCGTCCGATCGGGCGCCCGTCCCGCCGAGGTCGCAAAAGGCGCGGATCCCGAGAAGCGGGTCGCGGGCGACGCGGCCGATGCGGCCCTGGCGCGCTGCCTCGTGCAGGGACGAGGCAAAATAGGCGCCGGCGTGTGCGGTGATGTAGTCGCCCTCCCAGATATGCTCGTATTGCTCGGGGCGCTTCGCTTTGTCCTCGAGCCGCGTCTTGTCGAGCGCCCTCGGGAACCAGGGGTTATCTCGCCAGTTCATCTCGACGATCCTCGAGCCCGCCGGCGGGTCGACACGAAACCGCTTGTTGGTCGCGCTGTTCTTCCTCTCCGGATTCCAGCTGACCCAGATCTCGGACCGCTCCTCGCGGACGGTCGGGATCACCTTGACCCAGGAGGGCTCGGGCACCGGCTCCGCCTCGTCCGCCCAGAAGAGGCGGATGCGGGAGAGCGATTTGATCGAGTTGACGTTGCGTGCGAGCCCGACAAAGGCAAAATCGATGAGCCCGTCGCGGGTCCGGATGTATTTCTCGCCGATCGCGTAATGCGATTTCAGCCAAGGCTCGCTTTCGATCGCGACCTTTACTTCGGCCATCGAGCTGTCGGCGAGCGAATTCTGGAATTCGCGGGCACAGACGATGAGGCCCCCATCGCCGGCGCTGGCGCACCGGACGCCGTGGATCGCCGCCATCGTTGCGAAGGAGCGCGTCTTGGCCGATCCGCGCCCGCCATAGGCCCCGCGAAACTGCGCCTCGCCGCTGAAGACGGGGACGAGCTTGGCCGGAAGGTTAACCCTGACCGGCGCCGGGCTCGACGGGGACGAGCTCAATGCGGTTGACCGTGTGCACGGGGTTCTCCGCGTCGCCCTTCAGCTCGACGGACCTGAGGTCGGGGACGGTCTTCCCGATGAGCGCCACGGCAGCCCGCACCTGCGCGTTCGACATATCGACGCCCTCGGCGCCAAGGGCGAAGAGCTGCAGGCGGTTAATGAGCTGACTAGTCTTGATCTTGAGGCGGGTGCGCGCGTCGTGCGTCGGGCTGTTGATCCGGCGGGCCATCCTGCTCCTGCGGCGTCAGATCGCGTTGCCGACGACTGCGCTGCGGCGTCGCTGGTCGTCCATCCGGCGCAGCATTTCGATCGCCCGGCTCGGATCGCCTATACCGCCGGCCTCCTGGAGGAGGTCGTCGACGATGTGGGTCTTGTCGCGCCCATCGCCGGCTTCAGCGCGTGCAGCGGCCTCGCGACCGAGAAGTCCGTTGAGTACGCCGAGCTCGTCGGCGGTCAATAGCGCTCCCGGTACATCGAGGCGTCGCTGTGCATGTTGCTGCCGCGGACGCTCGAATGGAGCGCGAGCGCGCCTTTGCCGCCGCCCATCCCATCCGTCGCCCCGGCGCGCGGCGCTTTCGGCGCCCGCTTCCCGAGCTCGCGGTTGGCGCGGGCGTCGATCTTTTTCTCCTCGGCGTCTGACATGCGCCCCGCCTTGACGGCGTCGGTGGCGCGGCCCTTGGCGGCGACGGCGCGGCCTTTCGTGTCGGTCGGGTAGCCCCCGTTCGGGTTGGCTTTGCCCTCGCGGGCGAGCGTCTTTCGACGCGCAACGGTCAGGGTCGCCATCAGATCCTCCGTTCGATGCGGCGGATTTGCTCGGCCGACCAGGTCGAGCATCCGCCAGGCGTTTTGACGCCGCGGTTGGAGAGCGCCTCGGCGATCTCGCCAAGCGTCACGCACCCGGCGCGGCGGGCTGCGGCGATGAAAGGCCGAATGTCCGCCGCGCGTTTCGCGGCGTTTGCGGCATGGACCCGGCCTGCAGCGCGCGCTGTGAACCTGTCGCCGGCGAGGAGCCGGGGGTTGCCGAGCTTGACGCCGCGGGCTTTGGCCGCCTGGAGGGCCGCCTTCGTCCGCTGCGAAATCATCTCGCGCTCGTGCTCGGCAATGGCCGCGAGGATATGGATCGTGAGCCGCGTCGCATGCGGGTTGTCGCAGGCGACGAACTCGACGCCCGACTCCATCAGGGCCGATATGAACGAAACGCGGCGCGCAAGGCGGTCGAGCTTCGCGATGACCAGGACCGCCCGCTGGGCGCGGCACGCCGATAGGGCGGCAGCGATCTCGGGGCGGTCGTCGCGCTTCCCGCTCTCGACCTCTTCAAACTCGGCGACGAGCTCGCCGGCGGCGCCAGCCACGTGCCGGGCGACAGCTTCGCGCTGGGCTTCGAGCCCAAGGCCGCTGGAGCCCTGCTGGACGGTCGAAACCCGGTAATAGGCGACGAAACGAGGCGCTCCGCTTCGCTCATCGGCGAGGGGCGCGCGCTGCCGTCGGGCCATTCAGGCGTATTCACATTCCGAAAGCGCCGACTACGGCATCAAACGCCCGTTTGACGGGGCGTGAAGGCGTCTTCCGGGCGCGCGTGGTAGCGGTAGAACGACGGAATCAGCAAGAGGTACGGTCCGGGATTCTCCTCCCACCATACCCGTTCCAGCCACGCCATCCGGCCATCATTGAGAAACACCGGCCGCCAAGCGAACCACCAGCCGTGGGTGGCGCGGTCTTCCCAGCGCTTGCCGAGGATCACGCCGCCCGCTTCTCGAAACCCCAAAGCCGCGCGAGGCAATCGAGCGCCTCGAGAAGCGCCTCGATATCGCGCTGGTCGGCGGCCCAAGCCGCTGGCGTCCGTGCCCGGCTCGTATCCATGAACCGCATCGGCCGCTCGTAGACGGCAATGTTCTGCAGCATGTCGAAGGGGCACCGCGTGTCGAGCTCCATGACCGCGACGTTGGCGCGGCCGAGCTCGGCGCTGGCCTCGAGGAGGCGCCGCTCGCGCGCCTCGACGTCGATCGCCGACGGGACGATGCCCGCGACGAGGTCGGCGAGGTGCGATTTCGGGTGGCGGCTTCCCCAGACGACGTGGTGCAGCGCCGCGTACTGCATGCCGGCGCGGTAGTCGCCGAGAAAGAGCGCGCGCCGGAGGTAGAGGATCCCCAGCGGGTAGGCCGCCTTCGGGTTTGCCGCCCGGTCGGCGCCCACGAGGATCTTGCGCTTTTCGAGGAGGTCGGGAGCGGAGAGCGGGGCCTGGACGAGCTTCCCGCAGCCGTGGCGTTCGCCAGCCTGTCGCGGGCGTCCGACCATTCGACCTCCGGGAAAACGAAAAACCGCCGCCGGTGGGGCCGGGGCGGTCGGAATCGGTTCACGATCTATTTCGGAAATCAGTAGCGACATGTGCTTCCCCCGTCAAGCGCCGTCGGAAGAAGGGGCCGTGACGCCAAGGAACGCCGAGGTTGCGACTCGAAAGCGGCCGAATTACCGGCGATTCCTCATCACCCTGATGATTTTATTGATCGCGTCGCCGGCTTCGGCGAGGCGCAAAGGGCCGATCGCGAAGAGAGTCTCGTAGTAGAAGGCGCAGAGCTCGGTTTGCGGGCGGATCGGCGTCTTGCCCTTGCGGTGCCGCCAGTAGGTCCCGGCGCTGATGCCGAGCGCGGACGCGGCCTCGGCGTCGGTCCGGAGCCCGTGACGTTTCTGCCAGGCGACGAGCTCGGCGGGCGACATGCCGCCGGAATATCAGCGGCTTCGAGGGCGGGAACAAGATCGCGCATGGGGTTACGCCGCCTTTTCGCCGGCTGCCGCCGCAGCGTCGGGCGCGGATTGCGGCGGCCCGCCGCCCTCGATCGGCAGCAGGAGCTCGGGCTCCTGGGCGCGGCGCCGTCTGCGCTCGGCGACCGCGACCGCGGCGAGGTCGGGGTCGAGGACGCAGCCCGGCTCGTCGGGCGGAGGACCGGCGCTGTGCCAGATGCCCTTCTCGACCCAGCGGCGGACGCGCAGCTGCTGCGACGGGTCGAAACGGCGCCACCAATCGGGCGTCTCTCCCCACCATCGCCGCCGATCGCGCTCGGCGGCTTCCGGCGTCGGATCGGGGGGCAGCGACGACGGGGCTCCTCCCCGAATCCTCCTTCGGCGAACACCCCCCCCTTCCGAAGGGGGGGTAGGGGGGGATAGATTCTCTCTTTCTCTCTCTCTGTCGTGACCGTGCGTGACATCGCGTGACGCGGCCTTTTTTGTTTCTGCCGCAGCACGTTGGCGACGCTTGCGTTCGGCGGCGCCCGGGTCTTCGCGCTTTGGCTGCCGCTTCGACCACGACGCGATCCGGCCGTCGCGGATGAGGCCTTTCTCGGCAAGCGCGCCGAGGATCGCGCCGACCTCGGCTTCTCCGATCCCGTAGAACGCGGCCACGGTCTCGACGTCGAAGCCCGCGACGGATCCCCGGTCCTCATGCTGTGAGGCGTAATCGAGGAGGGCCCAGAAGACGGCCGCGACGCTGACGGCCGGAACGCCCGCGCGCCTGGCGACGATGAGCCATTTGGGATCGGTCGGGGCGCCGTGATGCGAGCGAAACCAATCCATGTCTTCCCCCTCATTCCCCGCAAATTCAAGGCTCAACTGCGCGCTCTTGATGCTCTGCGCGAGCCAGCCGATCATAAAGCCGCAGACCTTCCCGGCGGTCGCGTCGTGACGAAACTCCCCGGTCATCGCGAACCAGGCTTCCTGCGGCGTGACGCCGGCGCGCTGCCAGATCGCCATCGTCGTCATGACGTCGTCGCGCAGCGCGGCCGCCTTCGACGCTGCGCTGGCAGTGCGCGTGCATCCATCCCGGCGCAACGAGGATTGCGGGGATGGTTTCGCGCTCACGGCGCCGGGTCAGCTACCGGGGCGGGGTGACGACGCGAGCGCGCCGACGAGCATGATCGCGTCATCCCAGCCGGGCGGCTCATCGGGCACGACGCCCAGCGCGGCGAAAACGTCGGCGGCCGTCTCGCCGCGCGACCGCGCCCAGCGGCAATGATCGGCGGCGATCTCGGCCGCGGCGTCGATCACCGGGACGCGTAGCGCGTGAGGCGGCGGACCAGGGCGTGGGTCCGCGGGGTCGGGGGCGACGGGCTCCGGCTCCGGATCAGGGTCGCGAGCTTGAGGGCGAGCCAGAATCGACCCAGCCACAAGGCTGCGGCGACGAGGGCGAGACCGACCAGCCATTTCACGCGGTCACGGCCGGCTTGCGAAGCGCGTCTACGACCGCCTTCGCGAGGGCGCGTCCCATGAACAGGGGGACGCCGTTACCCAACATCTCGCCTTTGCCTTTTTTGGTAAAAGGCGAATGGTCGAAGAAATCACGCGGCAGCCCTTGGAGCTCGAGGGCGTCTTCGAGGGACCGCGAGCTACGCTGACAGAGCGCTCCCTTCCGCGACCTCTTGTCGACGCCTCCTCCGTTTTTACGTACCGGTCGCGTCCGAGCGAAATCCGAGGCGCAAACGCGGTAGTCATAGGTCGAATTAAAGAGCGCCGCGGTGTCGTAGTGCAGTCGGCGTCCGATCTCACAATCATCGGCAAGCGTGCCGAAGCTGAAGCGGTGCTTGCGCGATTGGATCTCGCCGAGCCAGCGGTTGTCGAGAACAGAGGGATCGACAACGTAGCCGTCGACTGCCGGGATCGGCGCCTGCACCACATTTTCCATCACAAACCAACGCGGATGCGCCTCGGCGACGACGCGCTCGAATTCGGGGATTAGGTTCTCGCCAACCCGATAACCGTTATGTCGGACGATATAAACGAGTTGTGAGAAACACTGGCACGGGGAGCCGCCGATGATCCCCTCAAACCTGGCCGGCGGCGGATGAAATCGCTTTATATCGCCGCCCCATAAGAGATCGGGCCCGCGCACGACGCAAAACCCGTGTTCTTCGAAGGCGCGGTCGAGGAGGCCGATCCCGGGAAAAAGCGACAGGACGAGGCTGCCCGTCACGCGGCCATGTCCGAGAGGCGCCGGCGCAGCTCGCGCCGATCGGCGTCTTCGCGGTCGAGTTCGGCGAGGAGCGCCTGGGCGAGCTCGCGGCGCCGGTTGCAGGCGGGGCCGTAATAGAGCCAGTGCTGCGCCGTCTTTAGCGAGTGGCCCATGAGCTGCGCCAGGCGCTTCGCCGTGTGCTGCGGAAGGACCGCCCGGATCAGCGCCGCTTCGCTCACGGACTCAGGACTCTTTCCTAAATACACGCGGGGTTCTCGTGCGTAGTTTCACGACCGCGTGAAGAGAGCCGCAGGAAGGAGTTGGAAGAGAACGCAAAGGACGAGAGGGCGCGGCACCGTCGACCGGCCGCGCCCTCCGCTCCCGAGCCGCGGCCGTCAAGGGAAGGAACGCCGCGGCCGGAATCATGCGGAGTTCGGCGTGCGCAGAGATTTGGCGGGGCGGCGCCGATGAAGCCGCCGCCCCGCCGCGCTATGCTCCCGGTTGTCGAGACCAAGAGGAGCGCATCCGATGGCCGAGGAAGACCCCGACGCGCGGCTCGTGACGGCGATCTTCAATGCCGAAAGCCAGCGCCGCGCACAGGAGATGAAGATTTTGGAGGGCCAGACCGACCGGGTGCTCACGCGCATCGAGCGCATCGCCAGGGATTCGGGGCGGGCGACCTGGCTCGCCGCGGCGGCCGCAGCGATCTCGGCGCTGTCAGCGCTGGCGACCCTCGCACATTCGCTCTTCGTGCGATAGGGCGCCAGGAGAGCGCCGTCGATCGCGTCCTGGAGATCGATCGCCTCGGTCGGGGTCAAGCTATAGGTGCCGCACCCGGCGCACCGAAAATCGAGCTCGACCATCCCGTTCGCACCAAACGCCGCGACGATCGTGCCGGAGCGCAGGTCACCCGGCTTGCCGAGCGCGACCTCAAAACGCGGGCGCGAGACGGCGGTCATCACGCGGCCTCGGTGGCGCTAAGGGGCGGGCAGGAATGACCGAAATTATCGAAATCGTCGCGAGAAATTGTGATACCGCGCTTCTCGGCGAGGTCGCGAATATCTTCACGCCGATGGTGCGAAACGCCGCGCTGGCGCCATTTGAGCCGGGTGCGGTACGGCACTCCAAGCTCTTTCGCCAGCTCATCAATCAGTTCGTCCATGTCCGAAGCATGGGGACGATTTGTCTCTTTGTAAAGAGCCTTCGTGGGACGTGATGTCTTTGGCCGATCACGTCACCATTTGGCCGATGGCCCAGAATGAGGAAACCACTTTTGTCGATGCCCTCTGTCGCCGGGTGGGAGAGCTGCGGCGTTCGAGGGGCTGGACCCAGGAGCAGATGGCGCTCGCCCTTGGCGTCCCGCTCGATCGCTACAAGAAATACGAGGTGCGCAGTCCGCTGCCCATGTATCTCATCGAAAGGTTCGCGACGATCGTCGGCCGGGATATCGAATACATCGTCACCGGCAAGACGACAGGGCGGCGACGGGGGCCGCCCTCTCTGCGAACGGGAACCGCGGGGTAGCCGCGTTGGAAGTCCGCGGCGCTCCCGCCGATCATTCCCGCCCGCTGGCGCTGCGGCGCGGGCTGTGGCGCGCCACAGCCGTCGTGGCTGCGTGTTGGTTCCTAGTCATTGGCACCATCGGTGTGGCCGATGTGTGGAGCTATCGATCAGAAAACCCGGTCACCACAGGAGGGCCGCTGCGGCTTCTGCCCATAGAGCGCAATCCCTGGGCGCGATTTCGTTTGGCCCCCGCCACCGAACAGCCCCTCAGCTTCGCAGACCTGCTGCCCGACGCTTGGCTCGACGGGTGGGCCAAAGCCGCGCTGGCGTGGACCCTCTCCGCGACGATCCCTCCGGTTCTTCTCTTTGCGCTGTTCGGCGCCGGGTGCTGGGTAGCAACCGGGTTCTTATCGAAGGCTCGATAAAGGGGACAAATTGTCCTTGACTGGGAGACGATTTGTCTCCTAAATAGCCTCCGTCACCCGATGGAGGCACTCGTGCCCGACATGCACATCACCAGGCCGCCGCAGACAAACGGCCGCTTTGACGCTCGACGCTCGAACGTCGCCTTTGACGTCGCGCTCGGGGGCCGCCTCCGGAACGCCCGGAACCTGAGGGGCCTCTCCCAAGAGGCGCTCGCCTCCCGGCTCGG